ATCCCGCCGGTCGATCAGTTCGACAGCCCTGAAGACTATGCAGACGCATTGGCCTATCAGAAAGCTGAACAACTGTTAGCCCAGCGAGAACAAGCAAGGCAGCAATCTGCAATTCTTGAGTCTTATCACGAACGCGAAGAAGAAGCTCGGAGTAAGTACGACGACTTTGAACAAGTCGCCTACAACCCGAAACTTCCAATTACTGACGTGATGGCTGAGTCGATCCGAGCCTCGGACATAGGCCCTGAAGTAGCTTACTACCTCGGTGCCAACCCCAAGGAAGCGGAACGAATCTCTCGTCTTGCGCCTATCGTGCAGGCTAAAGAAATTGGGAGAATTGAGGCCAAGATGGCCAATGATCCTCCCGTGAAACGAACCACGTCTGCGCCAGCACCGATTTCGCCTGTCACTGCTCGCTCCTCTGGGGGCCCAGCCTATGACACTACTGATCCACGGTCTACCAAGACCATGACGGATTCGCAGTGGATTGAAGCTGAAAGAGCAAGGCAGATGAAAAAGTGGCAAGCGCAAGCCAACCGCTAAACAATTTTTGAAGGATTTTTTCCATGTCTAATAGTATCTTAACGATCGACATGATCACCCGCAAAGCTCTCGAAATTCTCGAGAACAACCTGGTGCTCACCCGTAACGTGAACCGTCAGTACGACGACAGCTTCGCTGTTGAAGGTGCCAAGATTGGTTCTACACTGCGTATCCGTTTACCCGACCGCGCTCTGGTAACTGACGGTGCCGCCTTGCAAGTTCAAGACGACAACGAACAGTTCACCACTTTGACTGTTGCTTCACAAAAGCACATCGGCGTGAACTTCACATCTGCTGAATTGACCATGCAATTGGACGACTTCGCAGAGCGTGTGTTGAAGCCTCGTATCAGCCAGTTGGCCTCCAGCATTGATGCTGACGTTGCCAATGCGTACAAAACCATCGGTAACACTGTTGGCACCCCAGGCACTACTCCTTCTACTTCTTTGGTCTTGTTGCAAGCCCAACAAAAGCTGAACGAAAACGCTGCCGTGATGTCACCACGTTACGCTACCGTCAACCCAGCCGCTAACGCTGGTTTGGTCGAAGGCATGAAAGGTTTGTTCAACCCCACCGACACCATCAGCAAGCAGTTCAAGAACGGCATGATGGGCACTGGCGTGTTGGGCTTTGATGAGATCAACATGTCTCAGTCAATCAAGCAGCACACCACTGGCTCACGTAGCGCAACTGCTTCTACATTGGTTAAAACCCCAGGCGTTACTTCCGAAGGTTCATCGACCATTCTGTTGGAGCAAGGTTCTGTAGTTACCACAATCAATGCTGGTGACGTGTTCACTATCAGTGGTTGCAATGCTGTTAACCCACAGACCCGTGAAACCACTGGCTCATTGTTTCAGTTCGTGGCTTTGACTACGGCTACTGCCGTGGGTGGCACTTGGACTGTGACCGTTGCGCCTATGTACTCAGCTAACCATGCTTTGGCCACTATGGATGTGTTGCCTGCAACTGGCGGCGTCGTGACTTTCGTGGGTGCTGCTTCTACTGCCTACGCTCAGAACTTGATCTACCACAAAGACGCGATCACTTTTGCGACCGCCGATTTGTTGTTGCCACAAGGCGTCGATATGGCTGCTCGCGCAGTTCATAACGGTATCAGCTTGCGCGTTGTTCGTCAGTACGACATCAACAACGACCGTATGCCTTGCCGTATTGACGTTCTGTATGGCTTCAGCACAATCCGTCCACAAATGGCCTGCCGCATGTGGGGCTAACCAAATGGGGCTTCGGCCCCGTTTTCTAAATCTTTTCAAAGGAATAAATCATGGCTACATTACCTAACGGCGCAAGCGGTTACCAAGTTGGTGACGGCAATCTTGGCGAAATCAGTTTTTACAACACTAGCGCACCTGTCGCATTGACTGGCGCGTCTGTCACTATCACCGCAGACAATTTGGCTGCCGGTGTGTGCACTATGGACTCCGGCGGCACAGACGCAGGTACCTATGTGTTTCCAACAGGTGCATTGCTTGACGCTGCATTCTCTAGCCTTAAAGTTGGCTCGACATTTGATTGCTCTTTCATCAACATTGGTGACAACGCAGCAAATGACGTGACCTTTACTGCTGGCACGGGCAACACCCTAGTCGGTAACGACGTGATCCAAGATGCGCTGACCAAAACCAGCAACACATCTGGCACGTTCCGTTTCCGCAAAACAGGTGACGCAGCGTACTCAATTTACCGCGTGTCTTAAACCTAAATAGGGGCTTCGGCCCCTATTTTTAAAGGAAAAAATCATGCCAAATACAAAACCTGTCGGTGTTGCTTTTAGCGATCCCGAATTAACTGCGGGCACTACAATTACCGGCGCACTTATTGATTCAACATCAAAAATTGCGTCTAATATTGCAAATGGTTTTTCTACGTCTATTCAGGGCGCAACCATTGCAACCACTGGAAACAGCGATGCTTACGTTATTGCTCAAACTGCCGGAACAATTACATCCGCAATTTTTTCGGGTGTAGATGCTCTTACAGCAAACGACACTAACTACATCACATTTTCAATTACCAACCTTGGTCAAGCTGGTTCTGGCTCCGCTGCTTTATTGGCTGCTACAGATGCAAACACCACTAAAGCAACAGGTGGAACTGCATTGGCTGCTAATACCGCACGGTCTTTGACCCTTAACGGCACAGCGGCTAACTTAGTTGTGGCTTCTGGGGATCGTTTGCGTATTCGGGCGGCTGCTTCTGGAACACTTGCCAACACGGTAACATTTCCAACTTATCGTTTGAATTTTACGGTTGTTTAATTAACTAGGGGCCTAAACAGCCCCTTCTTCATATGATTTATCTTCAGCATGAAATTCACGGTCGAAAAATAGCTTACATGGAAATGGAAGCTGAGTTTGATGAAAAAAATGGCTGGGTGCGATATACTTTAGACACGCCTGTTGAGGCGGCTCCTGTCGTCAACGAACTGGAAGTCAAACGTCGTCGTAGCCGACCCACAGAGGTGGTCGAACAAGGAGCATAAACATGGCCATCTATACCGCTGGCGATCAAATCAATAGAGCATTGCGATTGCTTGGCGTGTTGGCTGAAGGTGAAACACCTTCTGCGTCCGTGTCTCAAGATTCGCTGATGGCGTTGAATCAAATGATTGATTCATGGAACACCGAACGCCTATCGGTTTTTAGCACTCAAGATCAAATTTTTACTTGGCCTGCCGGTGAGATTACGCGCACTCTTGGCCCCACAGGTAATTTTGTAGGCAACCGTCCCGTACTGTTGGACGATGCTACCTACTACCGCGATGCAGGCACCAATGTGTCTTATGGCATCAAGTTTATCAACCAACAGCAGTACGACGGCATTGCTGTTAAAACTGTGACGTCCACGTACCCACAGGTCATTTTTGTCAACATGACCTACCCTGACGTTACGATGACCATTTACCCGCGTCCTACACGGGATTTGGAATGGCATTTCATTTCCGTTCAAGAATTGAGTCAGCCCGCAAATTTAGTGACCAATATCTTGTTTCCGCCAGGCTATCTGCGGGCATTCACCTACAACTTGGCAATGGAAATCGCACCTGAGTTTGGCGTGGAGCCAAGCCCTCAAGTGCAACGCATTGCAATGACCAGCAAGCGCAACCTGAAGCGCATCAACAATCCTGACGACATCATGTCAATGCCTTACGCCATTGTGTCTTCACGTCAGCGGTTTAATATTTTTGCCGGTAACTATTAAAGGTTATTATGGCAACTAATAAACTTAATAACGCTGCTTTTGTCAATATGTTAGCTTGGCAAAATACACCTCGTATTCCTCGTGAAGGAGGCGCACCAGGATACAAAGGTTTGGGTTATTTTGGGTCATTGCCTTCAGTAGGTGAGGAAGGTAAGCCTTCTTACTCTACTGAGTTAGCTGGTGAAATGGAAGGCATTCATTTTCCTTTATTGGTTCCTACACTATCTAAAGATGAATTAGACCATCTATTAGCTGGCAAACCTGCTACAGATGCCATATGGAAAAAAGCCTACGAACACGCGGTAATGCGAGGGCGAGGCGCTAAAAGCCCGTTTGCTACGCAGTACGATATGCCAGTTGAAAGACCTTAATGCAAACCCCAATTCTTGGCTCCAGCTACGTTGCCCGCAGCATCAACGCTGCGGACAATCGCATGGTCAACCTGTTTCCTGAAATTATTCCCGAGGGCGGCAAAGAACCTGGGTTTCTTAACCGCGCCCCTGGTCTTCAGTTTCAGCAAACCATAGGCACTGGCCCAATTCGAGCACTGTGGGCGCACCAAACCAATGGCTCAGACTTCTTTGTGGTGTCCGGCACCGAGTTCTACAAAGTTACAGGATTGACCGCCACGCCCACCAAGCTAGGCGATGTGACCGGAACTGGCCCAGTGTCCATTGCTGACAATGGCACACAAATCTTTTTGGCTTGCAATCCTGACGGGTTTATCTATAACGAAGCCACCAATGTATTTGCCAAGATCACCGACCCTGACTTTACGGGCGCTGTGACTGTAGGCTACTTGGATGGGTATTTTGTTTACAACGAACCAGACTCTCAAAAAGTGTGGGTGACTCAATTGCTTGACGGCACCTCGGTTGACCCGCTTGATTTTGCGTCTGCTGAAGGCTCACCAGACGGGCTAGTCGCCATCAATGTAGACCACCGAGAAGCATGGCTGTTTGGCACTGACTCAATTGAAGTTTGGTACAACGCTGGGCAGGCTGACTTTCCTTTAACGCGCATTCAAGGCGCTTTTAACGAAATTGGGTGCGTAGCGGCGTTCTCTGTTGCAAAGCTCGACAACGGCCTGTTTTGGCTGGGCACAGATGCCCGTGGCCAAGGTATTGTCTACCGCGCCAATGGATACACTGGCGTCCGCGTTTCTACTCATGCCATTGAGTACGCTATTGCCCAGTACGGCAACATTTCAAACGCTGTGGCTTACACCTACCAACAAGAAGGCCATGCCTTCTATGTACTGACATTTCCCACTGCTAACGCAACTTGGGTCTACGATGTGTCTACCCAAGCGTGGCACGAACGCGCTGGCTGGAATACTTCATTAGGCCAATTTACCCGCCACCGCAGCAACTGCCAATGTAATTTTGGCGGCAACACGGTAGTAGGCGATTTTGAAAATGGCAACATTTATACACTTAGCCTGAATGTGTACGCGGACAATGGCGGCATTCAAAAGTGGCTGCGGTCGTGGAGAGCGTTGCCAACGGGCCAAAACAACCTCAAGCGCACGGCGCAGCACAGTCTTCAACTTGACTGTGAGTCGGGCACTGGTTTGGTTACCGGCCAAGGCAGCAATCCTGAGCTTATGTTGCGCTGGTCGGATGATGGTGGCCACACATGGTCGAATGAACACATAAGCCAAATGGGTAAGATCGGCGAGTATTACCGCCGTGTCTTTTGGCGTAGGCTTGGTATGACGCTTAAGCTACGTGACCGTGTTTACGAGGTGTCAATGACTGACCCCGTAAAGGTTGCAATTATGGGCGCTGAACTATTGATTAGCCCCACAAACGCATAATGGCTACAACGTCCAATGTCACCCAAATCACGGCCCCCCGTGTTGAGCTTATTGATCCACGAACAGGGTTGGTGTCGCGGGAATGGTATCGGTTTTTCTATAACCTGTACACAATTACGGGCGAGGGTACGGGAGTAACACTTGCAATCAACGGTGGTACGGGTATTTCGTCTTACTTGGTAGGCGACTTACTGTACGCCAATACCACAACTACTTTGGCAAAACTCCACCCTGGGTCGGCTGGCCAAGTGCTTACTACCCAAGGTGCTAATGCGCCGCCAGAATGGTCAACTTCGACTGGTACGGCGCCAGTTACTAAAACTGCCGATTTCACTTTAGCAGATACTGAGTCTTGGGTTATCAACAACAAGTCAGGATCAACCTGTACGGTCACCTTGCCCGCGCCATCTTCTTACAACGGGCGACAGGTTACATTTAAGAATATGCAAGCGCAGTTTTTGGTGTCAGCGTCAAGTAATGTTGTACCACTCGACAGCATTTCGGCTGGAACCTTAATTCTCTTGGATGTTATTGGAAATTGGGCGACAATAGTGTCTGATGGCACGAACTGGGTCATCATGCAAGCCGCGTCCAACAACAACCTGCTTTTGGAATGACTACGATTATGAACAGTATTGCCGTTGAGTCAAATCTTAAAGAACGCGTTGAGGCGCGGCAAACAGAGTTGTCTTCAGATTTATTGCAAGGTAAAGTTCAAGCGTTGCAAGACGCGTTAATGACTTTTGAGCCTTACCAACCTGAAACTGAACATGTGTTCCACGGTGGTATGTACTGCCGTAAAGTTTTTCGCCCTGCTGGCGTATTAGTAGTTGGTAAAGTCCATAAGAAAGAGCATTTTTATTTGATTGTGTCGGGCACAGTAGGAATCACCACAGACGACGGGGTGCAACTTGTAACTGGGCCACATTTGTTGTGCAGTAAGCCAGGCACCAAACGCGCTGTGTACGCAGAAACTGATGCGTTGTGCATGACGTTTCATCAAACTGAATCTACGACCGTAGAAGAAGCAGAGGAAGAACTTGTTGAAGATGAGCCCAACAGTATGTACGGCATCGGCAATCAAGTAAAAGTTAAGGAGATAACATGACTTTTTGGGTCGCAGGGGCTGTAGTAGGCAGCTCACTTATAGGCGCTAGCGCATCAAATAAAGCCGCAGGCACACAAGCCGACGCAATGAATCGCAGTGCGGAATTGCAGTATAAACAGTACCAAGACACCGTAGCTCGGCAAAAACCGTTTTACGATGTAGGCGTCAATGCGTTGCCAGAATTGGTTGAAGCGTCAAAATATAGAAATTTTGATATGACTCAATTTCAAGCCGACCCTGGGTATGCTTTTCGTTTGAAAGAAGGCCAACAAGCCCTTGACCGTCAAGCAGCAGCTCGCGGTGGATTAATTTCTGGCGGGGCGCTGAAGGCTGCGACACGCTATGGCCAAGAAATGGGTAGCCAAGAGTACACCAACGCATTCAATCGCTATCAGGCCGAACGCACCGCGCGTCTGCAACCTTTACAAGCATTGACAGGCATGGGCCAAAGTACAGGCCAACAAATTAGTAATGCAGGGCAAACTATGGCGTCAAATGTTGGCGACGCTATGGGCAGCGCGGCCGCCGCCAGAGCTTCGGGGTATGTTGGCACTGCAAACGCTTTGACGAGCGGTTTGAATACATATTTAAACTACAACCAAGGGCAAAATTATTTGAGCGCGTTAAGAGGCGGCGGCGGTGGAAGAATTCCGTTGTATGACTCATCTGGTCGCCCTACATCTTAAATTAAGGATTTAATTATGCCTATTGATCCTAGAATTTCACTTGGCGTTCAGCCAATTCAAGTGGCCGATCCAATTGCGCGGTATGGTCAACTTTCAGCTATTCAAAACGCGCAGAATCAAAATGCGTTGGCGCAGTATCAGTTAAGTACGGCAAAGCGTGAAGAACAAACGGTCAACGCGCTTAACGAAGCGTATGCAAAATCTTACGATCCTGCTACAGGAAAGATAAATCGCAACCTTCTACGCGAAACTTTGGCTAGAGGTGGCTTTGGTTCTAAATTACCTGGGATTGAAAAAACGCTGACTGAGCTAGACAAAGAAGCGGCGTTGCTTGAAAAGACACAAGGTGAAGTTAAAGCGCAGCCGACAGCATTAGCTAAAAATAAAACTGAATTGCTTGATGCAGCACTAAAACAATCGCGGTCGTTTTTAGATACGCTTAACCCTGCCGACCCAAATGCGCCAGCACAATACATTGCATGGCATGAAGCCAATCACGCAGACCCTGTCATTGGCCCTGCATTAAAAGCGCGAGGCATAACTGTAGATCAATCGCGCGCTCAAATTGAAGCCGCAATTGCTAGAGGCCCACAAGCCTTTGTTGATTTAATCAACGGATCCAAACTCGGCACTGAAAAGTTTATAGAGTTGAACAAGCCAACTACAAGTACTATTGACCAAGGTGGCCAAACGCAGATGTTCCAAACACCTGGGCTTGGCGGCGCTCCTAAGCCAGTTGGCACTTTTGCTGATGTGCCGTTGCCTGCTAATGTGTTTGAGCAAAAGAAACAAATTGCTAAAGCTGGCGCATCCAACATTACTCAGAGCACCGAGAAAAAATTTGGTGAGCAGTTTGCAGGCAAAATGGCGGAGGCTGACATTAACAAAATGGCCACTGCTGAGAAAGCGCCTCAATTGGCAGAAAGCGCCAATCGAATTATTGATTTGGTTAACCAAGGCAATGTATTCACAGGCCCTATTGCGGATGTCAAGTTGAATCTTGCGCGCGCGTTAAATGTGGCCGGTGCAAGCAACGAAGAAAAAATTGCCAACACTGAGTCACTTATTTCCGCTACAGGTAAAAGCACTTTGGACGCAATTCAAAGCGCTAACTTAGGTACAGGGCAAGGCTTCACAGATAAAGACCTTAACTTCTTAAAAGGTATTGCTGGAGGCACAATCCAGCTTACCGCGCAAACGCTCACCGAATTGGCCAGACTTCAACATCAAACGGCTGTTCGTAGCGCGGAATCGTGGAACAAACGCGTTAAGCAACTACCTAAATCGGCAACTGAAGGAACGGGTCTTTCTCTTGAGCCAATTAAAGTACCACCGTTGTCGTCAGCTAAAAGCGCGGCGCGTCCAGCAGGCGTCGGAGCTAATTGGACATTTGAAAGTGACGCCGCAGGCAACAAAGCATGGGTCAGTCCAGATCGTAAATCGTTTAAAGAGGTCAACTAATGGGTTTTGATCTTAGCACCGCTGCGCCAGTTGCAACTGGTGGATTTGATCTTAGTACTGCAAAGCCAGCGCCAAGCGGTGGTAGCGGTATTCCGACACAACGACGGTCGTTTTCAGATGTGCCTGGCGAAGCGTTAGCTAACGTAGGCACAAGCGCCGCCAATTTTTACAAAGGTCTAATAACCGCCATTACAAACCCTGTGCAAACAGTGTCGGGTGTGTTAGATGTTGGCGCTGGCGCGTTACAAAATTTGTTGCCTAAAGAGCTTGTTGATTTGGTCAACCAGATTGACAACAAGCCCGAGGCGGCCAAACGTGCTGTTGACGCGGCCAACGCTGTTGGCGGTATGTTCAAAGACCGTTACGGCAGCGTAGACGCGTTGAAAAACACTTTGGCAACTGACCCTGTCGGAGCGGCGGCTGATCTGTCTACGTTGTTTACCGGCGGTGCGGCGGCAACTGCTCGCGTAGCTCCTACAGCAGCTAAAGTACTAGGTACTGCCGCTACATACACCAACCCTTTAGCGCCTGTTACCGCCGCCGCTGGGTACGGTTTAGCGTTGGGCGCAAAGGGTGCTGGTAATGTAGTAGACGCAATTACCGGCCAACGCGCCACAACCCGTGCAGGCAACATTGTGCGTAACGCGCTGACCGAAGAAGGCAGAACACCTCAGAACATAGCTGCCGCTCAAAACGCGTTGATCAACGCGCCCGCAGGTACAACCGTGCGGCAAGCATTGGCCGATGTGACATCACCTCAGATTCAATACCTTGGTGAAACCGTTCAAGCTAAGACCGCACCTGGGGCTGCGTTGTCTGTTCAAGCGGCTCAAGAAGCCGACCGTTTGGCGCGTCTGCAAGCGGTTACGCCAGACTTGACAGCCGCAGAAATTGCGCGGACAAACGTATCTAAGCCGTTGTATAACGCGGCTACGTTGCCTTTGACACCGATTAACACTGCACCGTTGACGCAGCAAATTGACGATCTTTTAGTTGCAAACCCAGGCAACACCAAACTTGTGTCCGCGCTAAACCAAGTAAAAACCGGCTTAGAAGCTAGCAGTAGCGCGCAACAAGTATCGTCAGTAATAGACGACCTTAAGGAATTGATTGCCAACAAAGACAATAAATTTATTGTCAAAAATTTGGCTAACGTCAAGAAAACAATTGAACAAGCGTTGCCAGGTTATGAACGTGCTCAACAAGCGTTTGCTATTGCCTCACCCCCTGTCAATCAAGCCAAAGTCTTAAACGCCATGACAGATGTGCTCAAGCAACCCCTTGGCGCGGGTGAACGCGCAGGGCCGTTTGCAACCGTGTTGGGGCGTGGTGAGTCTGCCTTACTTAAGAAAGCAACGGGTGAGGCGCGGTACGACGATCTAAGCCAAGTGTTGTCGCCGCAACAGATGGGTGTGGTCAAAGGCGTTGAGGCTGAGTTAAAACGCGACGCTGAAGTAGTGCGTCAGACTCAAGCTGGCGCAGAAGCCATGAAAATAATTTTGGAAGCCAACCAATCAAAGTTTCGCTTACCAAGTTTTTTAGATGTCAAGGTCACTTTGACAAACCAAATGTTGGACATCTTAAAAGACAGAATGAGCGCAAACGTGTTGAAAGAGCTTGAAAAAGGTTTTGCGTCTGCCGAAAATTTTCAAACACTGATGAAAAAAGTGCCTGCGTCGCAACGTCTCGATGTGCTAAGGGCGCTTGGCCAAGCTAATTTAAGCCCAACCAAATTGAATATCATCACGCAAACGCAGAACGCGTTGGCCCCCACGCAAGAAAACCAAAACGCTTTGAATGAGCCCTTCAAAGTTGAAATTAGAGGCTTCAATCGTGAATAACAAATTTAAGGTGAATACATGGCCAGCTTAACCCCCACACCCAAACAGCAGATTTTCGGATCGGATGGCTTGCCTCTTGTCGGCGGCAAAATCTACACTTACGCTGCGGGTACAACAACGCCGCTTGCAACTTATACCGATTCAGGTGCTGGTACAGCTAACACCAACCCAATTATTTTGAATTCGCTGGGGCAAGCTAACATTTGGTTGGCTTCCGCATCATCGTACAAGTTCAGCGTGTACACATCTGCCGATGTGTTGCTGTACACCGTGGACAACATCGCCACGCCCATTGATTACATATCTTTGGTCACCTCGCTTGCCTCACCACCACCTATCGGTAGCACTGCGCCTAACACTGGCGCGTTTACCACGCTGACTGCAACTACGGGCAATATCACTACTGTCAATGCAACTACAGTTAACGCAGCCACTATGACTGCAACTGGCACAATTACCGCTGAAACTTTGACTTTTGAGGGCGGCGGGTCAATGACTAGACCGCCGGAACCAAGCATTAAGCCAATCACTGCTACTGTAGCTGCTAACGCCCTTACGGTCACATTAAACCCAACTATTTTGGAGTTTAGGTCTGCCACTTTAACTAGCGGTACTGTAGTGTCTCGCATAATTTCATCGGCTATATCGGTAACCGTTTCGTCAGGGTCAACATTAGGTACTTTTTCAACACTGCAAAGCCGTATTGTTGTATTGGCTCTTGACAATGCTGGCACAGTAGAACTAGCGGTTGTCAACATCTTGGGCGGTAATGACCTAACTGAGACAGGTCTTATCAGCACCACTGCTGAAGGCGGCGCAGGCGCTGCCGATAGCGCATCAACCATCTACTCCACCACTGCGCGTACAGGTGTGGCTTATCGTGTTGTTGGTTACATTGAGAGCACACAGGCTACTGCGGGTACATGGGCTACTACACCAAGCACTATTCAAGGATGTGGTGGTCAGGCTTTGACTGCTATGAGTAGCTTGGGATATAGCCAAACTTGGCAAACAACTTTAACAAGAACATCGGGTACAACATACTACAACACCACTGGAAAACCTATTATGTTTTCGAGTACGGTAAATTTAACATCGGGTTGCACAGTTTCTGTAAATGGCGTAACTATTATCAATACAGGTTCAATTGCAGGTTTAAGTTGCATAACATTTGTTGTTCCTCCTAGTGGGTCTTATGTAATAACAGTTGGATCGGGATTTAGCAGTGCAGCAATTTCAGAACTTCGTTAAGGATTAAAAATGTCACACTACAAAGACACTCAAAACAAGCTGCACTTTCTTGATAACGATTCATCCGCGTATCTTTTACCTGCTGGCTCAGTGCCAATCAGTGACGCAGAAGCCGAGGCGCTGCGCCCAAAGACAACGCTCACCTACGCGCAAAAACGTGCGGCTGAGTATCCTCCTATGGCTGACTACCTTGATGGTGTAGTCAAGGGTGATCAAGCGCAAATTGACAAGTACATTGCAGACTGCCAAGCAATTAAGGCTAAGTATCCAAAATGAGCGAAATAGAAAAAGACCACGCCGTTCATGTTGCGGTATGCAGCGAACGATACGCCGCCATTGAAAAAGCCTTTACCGAAGGCGACAAGCGCATGACGCGCATTGAGTATCTGCTCTACATTGTGATTGGTGCGGTTCTATTAGGGCCAGGCTTTGTTGGCACGATGGTCAACAAATTGATGGGCGGGTGAAATTGAACCTATCACATTGGCATTGGCTGCAATTGCTGGAATTAAGCAAGGTGTGGCTATGTATAAAGATGCCAAAGCTGCGGGTACAGACCTTTATAAGATAACCAAAGAGATTTCTGGTTTCATTGGGCAATTCTTTGACGCGCATGAAGAAGTAAAAAAAGACGTTAAGCGCCAAGAGCTTGACCCGCCCAAAACCAAATCGATGAAAGCGCAGGCGCTTGAGAACGTGTTCCACCAGATCGAGTTGGAGCGCCAGTCGGTAGAATTGCGTGAGTTTTTGGTCTACCACACAGACCCAGCGTTGGGTGCCGTCTGGTCACGGTTTGAAGAAGAATATAAAAAACTGAACGAGGAAAACGAACAGCAGATTGAATTGGAACGCCAATTGGAGATTCAACGTAAATGGCAACGCAGAAAAAACCTCAACAATCTGCAAGACAAGGCGCTAATAATCGCAGCAGTTCTGACAGTTACTATATACCTCCACCTCCTCCTATGGTCGATAAAACACATGACAGCGGACAAGTAGTTTTTTTAGTCGCCCTGATTGCGGTGATGCTGATTCTGCCGCTGTTCCTGTACGTGATGGCGTCAATGTATTTTGATATGCTCCTTGTGCAACAAGAAAACAAACAGCAGGCAGCGATCATTCGCCGCCTTATCATTCAACTGGAGGATAAAAAATGATTCCCATCGTTGCATCGCTACTCGGCACACTGGCCCAAAACGGTCTTGGCCTGCTCTCTAGCGCCATCCAAGCCAAGGGTAAGCAAGTGGTCGAGAACACGCTTGGCGTAAAGATCCCCGACGCGCCCACGCCAGAAGATGTTGGCAAGTTGCGCCAGCTTCAGTTTGAGCATGAAGAACGTCTGATGGAATTGGGTATCGAAAAAGCCAAAATGGAGTTGGCCGAGCTTGACCTGTTGGCCAAGGCCGCGCAAAGCGACGCTGACAACGTCACAGACCGCTGGCAGGCAGACATGTCCAGCGATTCATGGTTGTCCAAGAACATACGCCCCATGAGCTTGATAGCCATCTTTTTGGGCTACTTCTTGTTTGCCATGATGTCTGCCTACGGGTACAACGCCAATGAGTCCTACGTCACGTTGCTGGGCAACTGGGGGATGTTAATTATGGGTGCATATTTTGGCGGTCGCACAATTGAAAAACTTGCTGATATGAGGAAAAAATGAAAGCTAAATTAACTTTCCTTGTAACCCTGATGGTCAGCTTTACCTTGTGCATTGTTGTCGTTGGCATGGTTGGCGTTCTAATGGCTGGGTTGTTTGACGAAAAAGTTGACAACGCTGAAATCTTCAAACTGATTAGCCCAGCATTCCAGACCATTGTTGGTGGCTTTATTGGCTTATTGGCTGGTGTGAAACTGTCGCACGGTGAAATAGATGGAGAACAAAAATGAGTTTAAGCACCGAACAAGCCGCATTCTTGCTGGATGCCTGCAAACTGATTCAATACGCAACCGACCAAGGCTTCATGGTCACTGGCGGTGAGTTGGCCAGAACGCCTGAACAGCAAGCGATCTACTTCAAGACAGGTCGCTCCAAGACCATGAAGTCAATCCACTTGAAGCGTTGCGCCATTGATTTGAACTTCTTCAAAGACGGCAAGATCATCTGGGACAAAGACACCATCGCGCCGTTGGGCATTTACTGGGAGTCGTTGCACCCTAAGAATCGTTGGGGCGGCCACTTCAGTAACTTGGTGGACTGCCCGCACTTTGAGCGCAACGCTTAATCGGCAAAGAAATGCAGCATGGCAACGATTGCGCCAATACCAACGATTGCGCCGATGAACAAGACTCCGATGGTAATTAGAAGTTCACTCACGTCTTCTCCTTAATGTCGTAGAACCAATCGTCCCCTGCTGACCACTTGCGTGTGCCGTCAACAGTATAAAACTCCTTGGCTGCTTGAAAGTCAGGAAACTTTGTCTCCGCAGGTATTAGGCTTTGGTCATACCACAGGCACCTGTTGTTGGGCTGACAAGCAAACTGACCGTTGTCCAACATGATCCAATTGAAAGACTTGTGTTCTTCAGCCTGCTCGGTAAAGCCAGTGTCCAATGCCATGCCATCAGCGCAGAAATCAACTGTAAACATATAGCGACCAAAGTGCCATTGCTTGTCTTTACCCAAAAACTTCACACCCAAGTTACGCAATCCAATCTTCTCAATGATGGTGAATTTGTAACCCATACAGTCCCACAGCTGGAGCGTGTCGATTGACAACGTGCCGCTGTAATCCTCATGCCACACATACGCGTGGATGGGCAGCTTGTCGTACAGCGCGCCGTATGCGGGCAACAATGACTCAATGCGAAACACTTGGCCACGCAACGCTTTAAGGCTCACCCAAATGGCTGGCTCCAACTCACCGTGACCTTTGTGATGGTTGTACAAAAACTCACGCTTGACAAAGCATTTGATGGGTGGTAACGATGCCACGATGTAACTCATGTGTTCTTCTCCTTGAGTTTGGCTTCAATGGCATGGGCAAACCGCATAGATTGCCAACTACTGTCCCATCCGTTTTCCACACAAATTGTTTTAATTTCCTCATCAGTCAGCCCTACCCACGTGCGCTGTGGTGAATAGCGTTCATATTGGCATTTATCACCTTTTTCATGGTCGTTAAAACAAACCAGCAAATCATTTCCATCAAACTCAACATTCCAACGCTCTCTGACATTGCGTGGCTCTTGGCTTTCCAACTCTGCAATGGCTTGCTTCCCTGCTTGGTAAGCCGCATACCCTTTGTTGAGCATTGATTGATTGGGCAAGCCAGCGTCAATTGTGTAGTAGTGATACTTCTTTAACGCTTCTTGCATCTGTTTCAATACTTCAATCATTTATTCAACTCCCTGTATGCCTTGATGGCGTCTTTCAATTCGTTCTGCAATTGTTCGATGCGTTCTTGTTGCTCTTGCATCTTGGCGTACGCTTCTTTGGCAAACTTGGCCAAGTTCTCTTGGCTCCACAAATCAAAGTTCGGCATTTCGTTTCTCCTTGATACTTTGCGACAACATTTGGCGCAACCACTTGGCACCACCTAAACGCTTCCACTCTGCATGATGCGCCGGTATCAACCGCACACCTACATACTTGTCCACGCCAGTCAATTCACTCTTGGGTCTTGGCATTTGTGCTCATCTCCGGCTGATTTGGTTAGAAAAATAAGGTAGCAGTTACTGCATCGCCAGACAAGACCTTCTTGCATGACCGTCCTACCGCGCTCGCGTCGTTTGCCGAAAAATGTTCTGATTGCTTCAATCATGCTTCCTCGCTTTCAGCATTGCGTCTGCTATTGCGTAAGCCTGTGTTGGTATCTCTGAAAATAAACTATCATTGTCAATTAACGCCTGCATAGCCTTGGCAGCCATGTAGTCACGAAGGGTCATTCCACTGTGACCATTGCTTCTCAAATTGCCAAACGTTACTTCGTTACCACTTGGAAATGCTGGTGAGTTGTTCATATTCAGTACCTGTATTTAGGAGCACACGTCACGTCAGCCACGACGTCAGCGGTGTAGTTGTTGATCTTGCGTTTGCCAAACACCATCACCGCGCGTAGGCCAGAGCTTTCACACTCTTGCACGGCCAAGATGACTTCGTTGCGGCTCATGGCCTGGATGTTCTTGTCCAACACCATCTTCTGCTCGGCGGTGCCGTTGCTGTCGAACATGGGGGCGCTGCCCGCGCAGCCGCTCATCAATAAAAGTAAAAGGTACTTCATGGTTGTTTTGCCTCATGTAAAAGTTCAATACGTTCACGCGACGCTCTGAGTGTGGTGTAGCGTT